CCGATAACATTCTTGCCCGGAAATACGCCAATATATGCTTTACCAACAATGTTTTGAAAATGGTGAGCACAAGTACTCCTTATAGTGATTGGACCAGTCACATATAATTCATCATACTCTGTTACGTTAGGAAATGCTGTAACTTTTGGAGGACTGGCATATCGACCTCTAAATGTTTCTTTGACAAACATTTTTGCCACACGACGTGCTGTGTCCTGCGTATTGTGATCGTTACTAGTGTCAATAATAAGACTACGAAGTACTCCTTCAAACTTTTCCGCTACTTCATCCACCAAAAGATCAATTTCACTTTCACTATGAATAAAAGGTGAAATATTATCATTAGCAAAAAATCTAGTCTGTCCTTCTTTTATACGTTCTCGGATTACTTCACTCATCGGGCGACCAAAAACAGCACCCTCATACCCAGGATGATAAGGTGCTTCATCAACTAATTTATTACTCATTATGTTCCCCATTCATTCTTAAATAATGGCACTTGAAGTCTATCACTGTAGCGCCAACCTTTCTTCATAGCCATTAATGCAACATTCTTATTATTCATAGCATATACAGATTCAACACCACCAACAGGCATCAAATATACTGGACCAGTAAATCCGTTATCCTTATAACATTCTACAGCCATTGCTGCTTCTGCGACATCTTTTTCATCCGCAACAACAAACTTTAGATAAACATAACCATGATCCTGATATTGTTTAATTACTTCAGGTTTAATTGCGTCTTCCCATTTTTCACCACTGACACTTAACTTGGGGCTAACACTAAATGTTAGTCGATCCCAACCTTTACGCCAATGTGTTTTCAGATATTCAGAGAATTTCGTAGTTAACTCTTGTGTTCCGTTGGTCTCGAATGTGAGTTCTTGAAGATTGACCATATCGGGATGCGAGAGGAGATCAGGATACGCCCTTTGCCACCCAAGGAGCGGTTCGCCTCCTGTAATAACGAGATGCTCACTTGTCCACTTGCCATGAGGTAACATATGTAGAATGGCATTAACAATACCATCAATAGACAACAAAGGGCTAAGATGCTTGAACCTAACATCCCAACTAGCGTAACTATCACAACCTGTAGTAACCAAAGGCAAAGATTTATAATCTTTGTACTGATCCGCGTGGTGTGCAATGATGTTTCGTTCGTCACTTTTTTCTCCTCGGGGCATACCAAAACCATCACAGGTAAAATTACAACCAAAGGTTCTTAGGAATACACTGGGCACACCCATAAAACGACCTTCACCTTGAATAGAATAAAATAATTCTGATACTTTAATTTTAGACATGTTCACTCCAATGTTTACATGATATATTATATAGTGTTCTAATCGTCTAAGTCAAGTGGATTAGCGACTTGTTCTTCTGCTAATTTGTTCTTTTTAGGAAAAGGTACTACTCGTTTATCCACATCAATATGATCGATTTGTTTTTTCAAATAATCTAAGAATTGATTATTGAATTCGCCCTGGTCATGTTCTTGAGTAATAATTTGATCCAAATCCATATTCTCAATCATTTTATATTTAGTGGTCTGTTGTTTCTTTTCTTTTTGAATTCGACGAACAAAAGCAAAGTAAACAATTTGAGTATAGTATGCAAATGGATTGGTTGATTTAGTTGGGTCAAATTTATCAGCAGCCGTTAGACAATTTTCAATACCATCACTAATCATATCATCTTTAAAGGTGTAATTAATAAAATTAGACTTATATGATAAATGAGTAGCAATTTTCAAAAAGCATTCACCTATATAATTTGGGATAATAGGTTTCTCTTTTCCTGCAGCAATCGCAGTATCGCACATTGTTTTATATTCTACCAATGCTTGATAAAATTTCTTATTATCTACATAATGTGATGATTTATTCATTTCTTCAGTGGAGGACTCTTTCGGGTCCGTCGTTTTCGTCTTCTTCATTATCTTCCCTATTTCTAAGCATTGAACGCATCAAATCTTCTAAATTAGTATCTTGTCTTTCATCTTCTATATCTTCAAGTATTTCTTGATTATGTTTTAGTTTTTGATCTGCGATAAACATTTCATATTGCTCTATAAACTTATCGTCTGGATCAAATATTGCTGAAATAGAAGATGTTTGAATTTCTGCTATATTATCTTTACTAAAGGGAATCCAATATTTCATAATAAAGGTTTCCACTATCATACCCATTCTTGGTATTCGAATAGAATGGACAATGACTGGATCAATCACATGAATTGATTTGTTGTCAAAATAATCCTTTTCAATATCTGTTGCACAAATAATATTCTCACCGTTATTTAACTTTAAAAACTTTCTTACTAATTGAGTCATTTTAACGGTACCTTTATTAACTTGTAATTAAAATGTTCATCATTATAAATCTTTATTCTTTCAATCATATGTAATAATGTATAGTTCTTTTTAGATTTCCAAGATAAATCGTCACCAATATCATATAAATTACAAGATGTTTTATTTTCGCTAGTCCTCAATCCTCGCCCGATACTTTGTAGATTTCGAATTCTAGATTTTGAAGGGGAAGCAAATATAATATTATGTAAATTTTTAATATTAATTCCTGTAGAGAATGTCCCATACGATGCTACTATTATAGCATTATTCTCCTTCTCTGTCAATTGTCTTATTTGTTCTCGTTGCTCTGTATCTGTCCCACCAAAAACAAAAAAGACTTGCCTGTCTTGACACTTAGCCCAAATCATATCATATAGAAGTTTACCATGTTTTTCTACGAACTGAAATAGAACTAATGTATTACCTGTTTGAGATATGGATAAGTTTCTAATAAAAATATTTCTTCTGTTATTAGATACAAGAAAATCCATCTCTTGTTGATATGTCATACCCTTAACTAGCTTTCGGCTTTCATCATCATATTCAAGAATAATATTATTGATTTTGAGATCAGCTAATGTCTTACTATCTATTAGCTTTTTTGTAGTAGTAACCTTGAAGACGGATCCAAATAATCCCTCAAGAACTAACTTATGTGTTTTGGTGCCGTCTAAAGTGCCGGTAGTTCCTATACGGAACGGCGTGGTTTCACACTTGTTGAGAATACTTGTGAGGCTTTTGGCTTTAAATAAATGGGCTTCGTCTCCGTAAATGGTTTGAAATTCTGAGAAGAACTTTTTGGGCAACTTATAAAGAGACTGCCAAGTACTAATAACAACATCGTACTGATTGGACTTCTCATGTCCTCCATAAATTCGATAACAGTGTTCACTTGCTTTCCAATTATTTATCGTTGAGTAATCTTGGAAGTCGCTATACATCTGCTCAACAAGGCTTGTTGTTGGCACAAGGATAAGTTGTCGCCTTCCAAACTTTTCATGCCATCTGATGAGGCAGTAAATGATAAGAGATTTTCCCGAACCAGTTGGCGATAGTAGTAAGCTTCTTCCGGTTTTAATCGCTTGATAGATTGCATCTACTTGATAGTCCCTTATTTCGATTGGTTGCCCTTTAGAGGCGAGCAATAGTTCATCACAAAATTCTTGAACAATATTTCTAGTTACTACATCACCAATATCTATCCATTGAGAATAATCTATTTCATATTCTCTTTCCTTGGCGAAATGCTCTAGGTATTCTTTCAAACCAATGTATAACTCTTTGGTGAACATGGAAACTAATCTAATTTTCCCATCCCACATACGAGATTTATATAAAGGATGAAACTTGGCACCCGGAGCTTCAAAAGTAAAATATTCAGATATTTCCTGTAAAATACCAGGAGAAGTATCTATCCTAAGATAAACTTCATTTTTTCTAATTATTTTTATCGTTGACATTAAACTTACATTTTTCAAAATGAAATCCATACATACCAGGAGACGCTTGACCAATTTTTCCACATACAGTACATGTTAGCATAGGACGATTTTTAGCAGAATTAGATATTTTTTCTCGAACCTCTGGTTTTTTAGAGGGGTTATTATCTCCTCTCATTAATAAATTAGGTTTACCTTTTTTAGCGTTACTAATTTTTTTTCCTGTAGCGGGGTCTTTCATAGCTTTTAGATAGTTTTCACTATTTTTTGCTCGAATAGATAATTCTTTTTGAATTGCCTTATCTTTAAATCCACCAGTACTTCTTCCTTTTTTCCAACCTAAAGGTATTTCTGATCCGATTAAAATGTAGCGATCATTGGTACCGTTTGTGATCCAAAATTTATTGGATACTGTGTCCCCGCCTGTACCTTCTTCAGGTCTTAAATTAGCCCATTCAGATGAATTAACTATATCCCATAAATTTGAATAATATATGCCCTTAGTTTTCAATTCTTCGTGATCGGTTGTTTCAAATAAAATTTCTGTGTTAACATCCTCACCGTATTTTTTTAAATGTTTAAGCCATAATTTACCACTTCCATTATATTTTTCATAATTTAATTGTTGAGTCATACAAAGATATTTTAATCCAGTAACATTATGAGTTTTTACCATAAGTTTATACATAATCTCTCCTTTTATTTTATTTATAAAAGATGGAGATTTAAGGGTATTTAGATCATACCATTAGTAAACTTCGTCCATTCCACGGCATTTTTTATATCCCATGTTCTTGAATTTAACGAACGAATAATTTGTTCCAACTGATAAAGAACTGTCTTGAAATATTCCATCTTATCTTGCAATTCAATAAGGTCTTTATCTGTTTGTAAAAACTCATCCATTTCATTCTTTAGTGGTTTGGCTCCTTGCCATTGGTGCCAACCTTCATCCTCAAGTTCTTGTTTGGTCATTTCTCCTCTATAGTATCTATATTTTTTTCTTCTACAATTCCAATATTCTGATTCTGCCTTACGCAGATTGAGTCTTGTAGAAGAAAGAAAATTCAAATATTTGGCATGGAGAGTAGGTGTGCGAGCAGATTCATGTCCAAGATTAGTCTCATTGATAACACAATCCTCTGCCCACATTTCCTGCAGTTCAGACAATTTCATAACTAACCAATTTGAATAATTTGCGCCGGATTGCCTTGGAAACAGAATGAACCATAATGGTTAAGTGAGATAGTTGGATCAAGCCAAATGTCTCCACCGATATCTTGCCAACGTCTGCAGAATGTATAATCCTCAGAAAGATATCTGCGATCTTTTGGATCAATCATAGTATCAAATAAAGCGTAGAAATAATCATTTAAATTTTCTGAGATATTAACATCGTTGTTATACTTTATCTCTGGGTATGCTTGTATTAGTTTAAGAACTGCTTCACGTTTAATCATCATAAACCCTGTACCAGCATCATGTAAACGAATAACTCCATTTTCTACAGCAATAGTCTTAGTAT